ACAGGGGCGGATATGCAGGCTACAACACATCAAAGTGGGCTCGTAAGGACTCGGCCTTGACCGAAGCTGAACAGGCTGCTGGGGCCACACATGGCCTGTATGATCTCAGCACATTCTTGCCCAAGAAGCCCAGCGCAGTTGAGCTCAAGGTAATCAAGGAAATGTTCGAAGCGTCGGTAGATGGACAGCCTTACAATACAGAGCGTTGGGGTCAATACTTCCGCCCTGCTGGTGTCAACGCACCTGCTGGCAGCGCAACATCTGATGACTCATCTGTGCCGGCAGCACGTTTGGCACCTACTCCAGTTGCAGATTTTGACGAAGATGTTGCGGCAGCAGAAAAATCTTTTGCTGCTGAGCCTGTTGCTGCTCCAAAACCAGCACAGAAAGCCGAAGACATTTTGGCCATGATTCGTAGCCGCCAACAGAAGTAATGTAATGAAGGTTGTGCTAGGTACCAACGGCGAAGCATCTTTTACTATCACTTTGAACAACAATGCTTTTGTTCAGAAATGGATACAAGAACTGCGCTGGTGCCTAGTCAACTGTAATTTTGAACAACAAGAAGCCTTTGCTGGGTTAATGTCTCTAGAGCAGTCTGCTGAAATACTAATGCAATCTTGTGTTACAATCAATCAATATTTAAAAAATTTTATTGACATAAAAGAAAATTTGTTAGATCAAGATCAAGAATATTTTAATTACTTGCATTTAAAATTTGAGCAGTTATCTGGTAAATTTGGAAAACCAACTAGACTGTTTACCGTGGCAAATATTGAACTTAAAACGGCAATCAGAAACTTAAACTTTTTTATTCATAGAATTGAAAAAAAGAAACAAATTGTACCAGTGGTATATATAAGTTTTAACAAAGATCAATACCGTCGACATCCCTTAGCGGATGAAGATTATACTCATTTTGAATTTAGTATGCCAGCAGGAACACTGTTTGTTCACTATGTTGAATTAGGCAAAGAATTTATTGATTTGTATGAAGACAATCTTCCATTGGATTATCAAAACGTTCAAAATCTTCATTACTACAGTGGTGAGGCTAGTATTTGTTTTAAAGACTATGATTGTTTTGAAGATTTGGGGTATATCAATTGGCTCAAAAGTCACAACATAGATCCTTATAACAAAAAACTAGGGCATGGAAAACTTATACTCGGAAAGATTGACAACCTGGACGATGCTTGTGCTAAAATACAAACGTATCAGCATATTAAAAATATTATTATAGAGGAATAATTATGGGAAAACCATTTGACGTAAGCAAGTTCCGCAAGGACATCACAAAAAGCATCCAAGGCCTCAGCATTGGATTTAATGATCCAACAGATTGGATTTCAACAGGCAACTATGCATTAAATTATCTTATCAGTGGAGATTTCAATCGAGGCATTCCACTGGGTAAAGTAACAGTGTTTGCCGGCGAATCCGGCGCTGGCAAGAGTTATATCTGTAGTGGCAATATTGTAAAGAACGCACAAGATCAAGGTATCTTTGTTATTCTTGTGGACACAGAAAACGCACTTGACGAATCTTGGTTACATGCTCTTGGCGTTGACACAGGTCAAGACAAGTTGCTCAAACTCAATATGAGCATGATTGATGACGTGGCCAAGGCTATTTCAACATTCATGACAGAGTACAAAGCATTGCCAGAAAGCGAACGCATGAAAGTGCTGTGGGTCATCGACTCATTGGGCATGTTGCTGACTCCCACTGACGTTAATCAGTTTGAAGCAGGTGATATGAAAGGTGACATGGGTCGTAAACCCAAAGCACTGACAAGTCTTGTTCGTAACTCTGTCAACATGTTTGGCAGTTACAATGTGGGCCTGGTTTGTACCAATCATACCTACGCCAGCCAAGACATGTTTGACCCAGATGACAAGATCTCAGGTGGTCAGGGTTTTATCTACGCAAGTTCAATCGTGGTTGCCATGAAGAAAATGAAACTCAAAGAAGATGAAGATGGCAACAAGATTACTGATGTCATGGGTATTCGTGCAGGCTGCAAAGTGATGAAAACACGTTATGCCAAACCTTTTGAAGGCATGCAGGTCAAAATTCCTTACTCAACTGGCATGAGTCCACATTCAGGCTTGGTTGATCTAGCAGAAAAGAAAGAGATTCTCAAGAAAGAGGGCAACAGTTTGGTATTTGTCACCAGCGACGGCGAAATTATCAAACAGTTCCGTAAAAAGTGGGAAGCCAACGAAGGCGGATGTTTAGATAAACTGATGGCAGACTTTGCCAATCAGAAAGAAGAAAAACCAGTACTCGAAACAACAACGGAGGAATAAAAATGTCAGCGGATCTATCAAGTGAAATCTGGAATGAACTAAAACGATACATCAACACAGTTGATCGTTCCGAAGCAGCAGAAGTATTGGTTTCTGTACTGGTCGACAATGATGTTGCTCCGGACGAAATTCGCACCACATTCAAAGGCGACAGTGATGTCAAGGCAGCATTGGCTGCGTACATCAAGGATCTTGACGACGAACCTGAAGAAGAAGATTTTGATGAGGATGACGATATTGAGTCTGAGTACGAAGATTAATGACTGACAAATTCTTTCCAATCAATACAAAAACTGCTTGCAAACTTAAATGGGCCTGGAGCACTATACGACTGTACACAGGCGAAACTAGTTCTTGTCATAGAGTTAATTCATCCGTGGTTGATGTTGATAGCAACACTTTTGATTTTCACAATACTCCTAAACAATTATCTGATCGTCAGTTGATGCTAGAAGGAAAATGGCCCGCCGGCGGCTGTGAATATTGCAAAAATATAGAAGACGCAGGAGGAACAAGTGATCGAATGTTGCATTTAACAATTCCAAATCAAGTTCCTGTAGAATTGGATACCAATACCAATGTTGTTCGAGTATCTCCAACCATTATTGAAGTTTACTTGGACAATGTATGCAACATGAGTTGTCTGTATTGTTGGGACGGATTTAGTAGTAAAATACAACAAGAAAATATTCAATTTGGTGATTTTAGTGATCGCGGAGTAGAAATTAAAAATCAAGCTGTGACGCCCCTGGACCATGTTAAATTAAAAAATAAATTTTGGGAATGGCTAGATAGCAATTGTTCCACATTAGAACGACTAAACATTCTAGGTGGTGAACCATTTTATCAAAAAGATTTTGCTGTATGCATGGAATTTCTTAATAGTCGGGCCAATCCCAACTTGGAATTTAATGTAATATCAAATTTAAATATCAAACACGATAAATTTAAAAAAATTATACTAGAAATAAAAAAATTAGTAGATACAAACAAAATTAAAAGATTTGATTTAACTGCCAGTATTGATTGTTTTGGTAAAGAACAAGAGTATGTTAGATATGGACTTGATTTAGAATTATGGAAAAAGAATTTTGAATTTTTAGTAAACGAAAAATGGATAGTATTAAATGTAAATCAGACTATTACAGGGTTGACAATAAAAACTATGCTACCGTTAATTCACTACGTAAATCTCCATAGAAACACTCGAAATATTGGACATTATTTTGGTACGGTGGTACACACACATAAATGTTTAGAACCTGGAATTTTTGGAAAAGATTTTTTCAAACAAGATTTTGATAATATTTTAACAGCAATGCAAATAGATACAGAATGGAATAGAAAATATAAATCTTATATGTCTGGAATCTACTTGCAATTAAATTCAGTTAATCGTGATCAAGAAAAAATCAATCAATTAGAAATTTTTCTAAACGAAATTGATCGCCGCCGTGGGCTAGACTGGAAACAGACTTTCCCTTGGCTTGTTAAAGAAATACAAAATGTGGTTTAACCGTGTTACTAATAATCTAGGCTTGCTCCCAGATTTTATTGCTCATTTTGAGCAAGAACTTGATACGGCACGGCGTGATTGCGCCATTGGCGGCCTAGTTGAAAGAAATATCTCAGCACTACCTGGTATTACCGAACATAGATTCAATCAGCTTCAAGAAATCGAAGCTGTATTAAATCATCTCAACATACAGCTACGCAAGATTCGTCGAAAACATTTTCAAAAGTATCTTGAAGCATATGCCAGAGCATTGACCAGCAGAGACGCTGAAAAATATGTAGATGGCGAAGACGAGGTGATTGACTTTGAAACTATCATCAACGAAGTGGCCTATTTGAGAAATCGCTATCTGGGTATTATGAAAGCCATGGAAAGCAAAAACTTCATGTTGGGTCATGTGGTGAGAT